GATTGGTTTGGAGAAGCACGTACCGTTAACATTACAAAAGACCAAACAACAATTATAGATGGAAAAGGATCCGCTGAATCAATACAAACACGTATTGAAGAATTACAGCAACAAATCGAACAAGCTCAAACCCCGTTTGAAATTGAAAAACTCCAAGAAAGACTCGCAAAGTTCACAGGAGGAGTAGCAATTATCCATGTAGGTGGATTAACTGAAACTGAAATGGGTGAAAGAAAAGATCGTGTAGATGATGCTTTGAATGCAACTAAAGCGGCTATTGAAGAAGGTATTGTACCTGGAGGCGGAGCTGCTATAATTTATGCTCGTGAATCAATTACACGTGATAATATCGGTGCTAATATTGTTTATCAATCTTGTGGTAAACCATTTGAAACAATATTAACAAATGCTGGTTACAGTTCAACTGAAGCTCAAATGTTAGGTTTAAAATTAGACCCAATAAATACTTGGGTTGGTTATAATCTAAAAACCGAATCTATGGTTGATATGAAAGAAGCAGGTATTATTGACCCCGCTAAAGTAACTCGTATAGCCTTAGAAAATGCAGCATCCGTAGCAGGTACCATTTTATTAACAGAATGTGTAGTTGTAAATGATCCTGAAGCTAAGGATGATGGAGTTAATGTAGGTGGAATGGGAGGAATGTTTTAATGAAAGAAAAACAAGAATTCCTAGAACTAATAGCAAATCGCTTACCTCCTGGTGATTCTTGGACGCTTGTTGGCGATAAAGTGGTACATAAATCACTTACTGAAGCTTTAGAAGCATGGTTTGCTAAAACTGGACAAAAAGCAGAATTTAGGCTAGCTCCTTTAGATAGTAAGTTATATGTTATTACAACAGAAGAGGTAGAAATAAAATCAGAACCCCCAAAAAAATACAACATTTACGGGGATTTCGAATAAAAAGTTATTATATTTAGGTTATGAAAGAACATGGGTTATTAGTAGAGAAATTTAGACCTACTACATTAGAAAATTATGTAGGTAATGAACATATTAAAAAAACAATATCACAATACTTAGGTCAAAATGATATACAAAATTTAATATTCAGTGGTCCCGCAGGAACAGGAAAAACTACACTAGCAAAGATTATAGTAAAAAATCTTGATTGTGATTATCTTTATATCAATTCTTCAGATGAAAGGGGTATTGAAACTATTAGAGATAAAGTCTCAGGATTTGCATCTTCAGCTAGTTTTAAACCACTTAAAGTAGTTATTTTAGATGAAGCAGATTTTCTTACTATCCAAGCTCAGGCTTCCCTCCGTAATGTTATTGAAACATTTTCCCGTAATACTAGGTTTATTTTAACTTGTAATTATGTAGAACGTATCATTGATCCTTTACAATCTAGATGTCAAACACTTAAAGTAATTCCTCCATCCAAATCAGATGTTGCAAAGCATATTGCTTGGATTATGGGAGAAGAAAATATTTCTTTTGAAATTGAGGATTTAAAAACAATTGTTAATCAATTTTATCCTGATTTAAGAAAATGTCTCAACACAATTCAACTATCAACACTGGATAACAGTTTAATAATTGATAAAACAGTTTTAGTGTCATCTAATTATATGGCATCAATATTAAAAGAATTAAGCAATGCTAAACCTAGTTGGAAAACTATTAGACAGATAATTGCCAATAGCAATACTACAGATTTTGAAGAGCTGTATCGTTATCTTTATGATAACGCCCATATATATGCAAGTGGTAATGAAGGAATGGTTGCTATTTACATTAACGAGTATAGTTACCATGCTAACTTTAGGCTTGATAAAGAGATCAATTGCTTAGCATTAATTGCAAAATTAATAGAATTAAAATGAAAAAGTTTTTAATATTCCTTATAATTTGGATTAGTCAAAATTTAGCTATACCATTTTGGATGTTAGGACATATTCATTTAAGTTTAAATGTATACCAAGACTTACACGAAATAATCGCTAGTGTAGGTATGAATATTTTAGTAGCGATTGGATTTTATTTAGATTATAAACAACAAAACAAATAACAAATGGCACAACAACCAGAAATGAAAGGTCCAAACATCGATCTTAAAAACACAACAGCAATGACCTCATCAACAGGAGGTAAAGTATTTTCAGAAGGTGTAATCCTTCGTAAAATCTCTAAATTTGTAGCAGGCACAGCTGAAGATGCTATTATGCCTATACCCGTATTTTATGATGTAATAACAGGTGAAATAATGGTAGACATGATTCCTAAAGAATTAAGAGATGAGTTCACCGAAGAATCTGTTTAATGTCTCAAATTGAAGTAAAAAATACATGGGGGTGGTTGGATGAGATAACTGTAAAGAAATCTCACCCAAACACTTTCTCTCAAAATTCTTGGGATAATTGGAATTCCTATCTTATGCATAGATGGATTTCCCAGAATCCAGATTATATTGATATTGTTAATTATGTCCAAAAAATTAACCCCCAAAATAAACAACAAATTTATTCAATTTATCGAGAACTAATTCCTAAAAAGAAACAATGGAACAAATATATTAAAAATCAAAATAAATCTACATATCAAGACATAATTAAATATGTAGTTAAATATTTTGAATGTTCCTCAAAAGAAGCAGATAACTATATTAATATTCTAAAACGTAAAGGAGTTGAAGATATTTTAAAAGATATGGGTATTGAAGATAAAGAAATTAAAAAATTAATAAAAAAATCAAAGTTATGAGTAAATTAAGAGATATGCTTTTTACTTCAGCACATGCTGATAGAGCTAAAGCACTATTAACTTTAGAATTACTAGAAAAAAATCCTGCAGGTATTGGTGATCATTCAACCGAAGATTTTTACAAAAATGCCGAAGAAGCACTTGCTATGTTAGCTGATGCTGATGAAAGGTTAGAAACAATAGAAAAATATTTAGATCAAAAACAAGTTATATAAAATGTGGAATTCAACAACAACAAACGACAAAGTAATTAAAGACAAAACAGAACCTCAAGATCATATACCTACTACAAATTCAAGTTATGATGACATTATAGGTTCAACTATAGGAGATTTTGAAAAATTATATCCTGAATTAGCAGAGGGATTCCAAGCTGTTCAAAAAGAACAATATGAATTATTTGCTGCTAAAATGATGTCATATGGAAGGGGAAATATTGCTTTAGGGGGTGACCTAGCTAATAAAGAAGATAAAGACTTAACCTTAACCTCTATATGGATTAGGATGAATGATAAGATGAATAGATTAAAAAATATGGTGATTAAAAAGCGATCAAACCCTCTAGATAATGAATCTATAGAAGATACTTGGAGAGATATGTCTAATTATGCCATAATAGCTTTATTAGTAGGAAAAGATAAATGGAAATAAATGGAACCTGTTAATAGAAGAATTATTGATGAAAAATACCACTATTTACGGAGTGTAATAAGTGATATTAATGAATTTTTCCCAACAATAGTAAAATATACCCGTGAATGTGATTCTGTATTAGAATTAGGAGTTAGATGGGTTACAGGTACTTGGGCTTTTCTTTATGGTTTAAGAGAAGAAAATAAAGATTACCACATTCCAAAAACATATATTGGAATTGATGTTGATCCTATTGAAAAATGGGATAAAGAAGCATTAGATCTTCTCCAAAAAGGAAGTAAAGAAAGAAATATTGATTTTTCTTTTATTCAAAGTGATGATCTAGATCCATATTTAATACATTCACTACCTAATTTTGATTTAACTTTTATAGATACTGCCCATTCATATGATCAAGTTAAAAATGAATTAGATGCGTACCACTCAAAAACTAATAAATACATCATACTCCATGATACTATTTCTTTTAGGTATGGTGGATGGGAAGAAGATACAATTGGAATTTGGCCTGCCATAACAGAGTTTGTATATTCCCACCCAGAATGGGAAATATGGGAAACACTTCCAAATTGTCCTGGAATGACTGTTTTAAAAAGAAAATAAGTTTTGAGTAAAAAAAAGAAGATACCCCAAATTGTAAAAGAGATACAAAATAACCCTCCTACTCCTGTTAATTTTGCATTTGAAAAAAATATTTCATATTCTCAATTATCAATGTATACTCAATGTCCTAAAAAATGGGCATTGAATTATAGAGATGGTCATAAGGTAGTTGAACAAAGTATTCATATGACTTTTGGCTCAGCCTTA